ACCAGCGGTCATTTTGTAATGTCCAAGTTGTTACGTCTCGTAAGCGCTCAACAACTGTAGTATCTGGCGCCCACCCCAACTCTCTCATCTTGTTGCCATCAAGGGCATAACGTAAGTCATGGCCTGGCCTCGATGAATGAAAGTCAACCATCTCGTAGTTCAATTTCTTATCTTGTGCTTGAGCAATAATGTTTGCTAGTTTTAGATTATCTAACTCTTCAGCACCTACAATATTAAACTTAGGGCATTTTGCATTGCCCCATGTAGTGTTAAATTTACCCTCATAGTTGAGTAGAAACAATACAGCACTCGCAACATCATCAGCGTGTATATAGTGTCTCGAGCCAGGCACAGTTTTAGTTTTATCACTATGGATAGTAACCTTTTCATTATCTCGTATCTTGCGAATACACATAGGTATAAACTTCTCAGGGTGTTGTCTCTCGCCAAATACATTCATAGTGTGAGTTATGTAAACTGGTAGTTGATATGTATTCTCGTAGGCAACTGCTAACTCTTCTCCGCCTGCCTTGGTAGCACTATATGGATTTGTGGAATTATATCTATCATTCTCTTCATACTTGATACCATCAGGAGCTGGCCCAAATACCTCATCAGTACTAAAATATAGGAATCTCTCTAAATGGTCGAGTGATCTCGCAAAGTCTAATATGTTACAAGTTCCCACTACATTATCCATTACAAATTCCATTGGATAATCAATACTTCTATCAACGTGAGATCCAGCAGCGAGGTGTAGAATATAGTCTACCTTACCAATCTCACGTCTTACGAGTGGATTTAATTCTGCTTTCAAATCGTGAAATACTACCTTAACTCTTTTTCTCTCATTAGGCGTACACTCATAATGTAGTATGTCATTCAAGCGATTAAGATTACCACTATAATCAAGTCTATCAAGTGTGACTATATTCCAATCTGTTTGAGTTAGAATACGGGCAATCAAGTGGTGTGCTATAAAGCCAGCACCACCAGTAATCAATGCAGTTTTCATCTGTTAGTTTCGTCTTCAATAGATAAAGTTTCTGTGTCATCATCTTCAACATCTTTGATAAAGAACCACTCCACAGGGTTGTCAACATCAACAGCAAACTCTTCATAAATGGCGTGAGCATCGTCAAACATTTTCATGTCTACAAGCTCAGTTAATCTTTGACAATAATAGTTTTCAATTTGAGTAATTAACTCTTCTCTGATTTTTGTTGTGTTGTCCATGATTATGTATAATAAGGTGCGAGAAACAAAAATCATAACTAAGATGATTTTGTTTCCCCATTGTCATTATAGAGCATCTAAGTCAGAATGGCGAGCCCTATGTTTAGGTTTATCAACTGTCACAGTTGGTGTGTACTCATAACCATATTTGTGTAAGTATTCATCAAACTGGTCATCAGGCACTTTGCCTTCCCAATACTCCTTCTCAGTATAAACTCTTTTAGTTTCAATTAATTTCTCAGTTTCTATCTCATCACTCTCATCAGCATTTGTGTGATGTGTGACTTCTTTTAAAGTTCTAAGATAATCTAAAACGTGTTGTCTTATTTCCATAAGTTGTTCATAACAACCTTGATTATGAGCACAACCACGCAAATCGTGATCAGGTTTTAATACTGATTCTGTGAATAGAGATAATGCTCTATCATATTTGATAGCTGGTGTTTCTTCCCCAACTGAAGCTTGATCTTTCATTTGACTAATTGTTTACTATTGAAATAGCTGGTTCGCCTTTGTTGAATACAGTATCAACAACCGCTTCAACTTTGCGAGCAGTGCTAATTCCAACTTTGCTATAGACAGGTATGCAAACTAAACCAAACGTCTTTGTGGCGTCGCCTAGACGTATTACACGCCCGATAGTTTGACTTATACCTATGTAATCCATACTTCTTAGAAATAGAACTGCTTCCAATCCATTAACATTGATACCTTCAGATAGAATACTATGATGTAGAACTACAAACTTTTTAGTTGTATCTCTACCCCAAGTATTAAGAGTATTAAAGAACTCTTCTCTATCAACCTTCTCGCCATCTACGATAGCGCCAGTTTTAGATGTGATAGTCAACCATGAATAACCACGCTCTGCTAACTCTTCAATGAAATCTGTTTGTGATAATAGAGCAATGATTTGTTTAGTTGACTTAGCACATATCAATACCTTATTCTTACATATATTATCAATCGAGTCAATCATCTGTTCGCAATCACGCTCAGCGACTAACTCATCTTTATGTAGTATCCTTGATTGATAAACTTCTACTTTAGGTGGTAAAATGTAACCTTCTTTAACTAATTGTGGAGCAGGCACTTGACATATCACTTGACCATACTCTGGCCAGTTCATACCCGCCTTGACAGGCGAACGACTATGCTTTGGTGTAGCAGTAAAGAAGTAACATCTTTTAGCAAGATGAGAGAAGTGTTCAGTAGCAGGGAAAAAGTTTTTCTGAACTGAATTATGTGCCTCATCAAAATAGATAGTATCAACTTCAATTTCTAGTGACTCTTGTATCTTATGTAATGAATGATATGTAGTAAAGATTAGGATATGATCTGTGCTGTTGTGATACCAATACTCAAGTTGGTCTGTCTTAGTTGTACTCTTATGATGTGTCTCTCCACTATGAACATGAATAACCTCGACACCTTGATTGTAATGACCATCAAGATTCTGTTCTAGAAACTCAGATGATAATTGATTAGCAAGTAGAATACGAGGAGCAACAACTACAACTGTTTTAGGTAAACTATCCTGTCTGAATAGTTTTTTGACATCTTCAATCATACACATAGTCTTACCACCACCAGTAGGAACAATGACTTGTCCTTTAGTATTGTTAGACATGGCGTTTACAGCGTCAAGTTGATGTGGTCTAAGTGTAAGAGTCATTCAAGTAATAATCGTATATGTACATTATATAAAAATGGGGCGGTATAGCAACCACCCCATGTGACAGTATCTCAACTGGTTTATTTGTCACTTTTGATTAAATTAGCCTCTGCGAATACAAGTTGTACATTACTCATTTCAGTTTTTCCACCTTTTGAGTGTGGGATAATGTGATCTATGTGAGTTATGTCTCCATTTTGAGCATCATCTTGTGTGATCTGTCTGCCAGTTAATGGGCATATTGTATTCTGCCTTCTCCAAAGTGGTATCCTCCATTTGTCTGGAGCTGATCTGACATTATCTTTTTGAAAGATTAATCCTTTTTCTTTGAGAAGTGGGATAAACTCATTATCTAATAATTTCAATCTGTGTTCAAGTTTTGGAGCGGTGTTAGCACCATATAAATCAGCAAATGTGGATAATGACTTACCATTAGCATTGTATTGTGCTTTACTATCTGCTAGGTGTGGTTTAACCCATTCTTTATATGTTTCAAAGAACTCTTTTAATTTTAACTTTCTTCGATTATCTCGTGTTAGTTGAAAGTCCTTTTTATAAATTCTAACTAATGAAATATACAAATCAATTAATTGGTTGCGGTGTGGCCCTAAATTAGCGAACTGTCTATTTTTCTTTTGTTTTCCATAATTTGCAATTATAGATATGAGAGGATAAAATATTTCTTCAAAGAATTGAATCCAAGAATCAAATTTATCTTGAGCTCCAGTTGTGCCTTTGTAATCTTTATCAAGATTAGCTGGTGTCCATGAATCGCAATCATTATTAAATGTATAGAAATTGAGTAATGAGGCTAACCAAGCACAGAATTTATATCTCTCTGCATTTGCTTTAGTAACAAATCCATATTCAACAAATTCATCTTTATACTTGTCATTTACATCTCGTATTGACCCACAAATAGGAGCAGTTTCACAATTACGAAATTCCTCTATTGTAAGATTCTCGTTAGCATTTAAGTTTACAAATAATCTTTTACGATCTTCCTCATTCAATTGACTATATTCAAAATAACTTATTGGTTGTTCATCAATCGAATATGCTAATTCAGCATAACACCCACCATCTTCTATAAGTTGTTTACG